GTTTTGGTAAAGCGTTCCTGTAAAGTTTATATTACCCGCAACATCTAAAAGATAAGCTGGGTTTATAGTTCCTATACCTACGTTACCCGAATTATAGTATATATTTGAACTCGAGGTTGTCCAAACACTACTTCCACCTCCACCACTAAACACCGATCCGTTTTGGTAGAGCGTTCCCGTAAAGTTTATGTCACCAACGACGTCAAGTTTATAAGATGGGTTCATAGTTCCTATACCAACGCCGTCTATATCGACCGTTAATCCGTGTGCAACGCCATATGTGAGACTATTGTTTGCTATACCATTACACACGTAAAAGTCTATACCATTATCACTGGCTCCAGAATTATGTCGTGTTCTTATAAAATGACTATATTGGGATGTACCATTCCAACCAAACTGTATTTGTGGCCAAGTAGCATTAAACGCCTGATTACTATCACCGTTTCTTAAAAGTATACCAGCGTATGTACCTGTAGTACTTACGTCAAGATTTCGGTAAGGAGATGATGTTCCTATACCCACATCACCCGCGTTGTAGTATATGTCTGAACCCGAGGTTGTCCAAACACTACTTCCACCTCCACCACTAAACACCGATCCGTTTTGGTAGAGCGTTCCTGTAAAGTTTATGTCACCAGCGACGTCTAATTCGTAAGAAGGTATAAATTTATTTATACCCAGACTACTTTGTATATACGCCTGTCCACCAACCACCAATTTCTGTTCTGGCGGTCCCCAATTATACATATCTGTAGAAGTGGGGTTTTCAGGACTTCCGTAATATTCTGCACTTATTTTAGGGTAAAATGCAATATTACCTATGTATATATTTATTGCACTATCACCTGATATATTTGAACCAACGTAAAATTTTTTATCATAATTACTTCCTTTGTTAGAAATCGTACCACTAGAAGATAAAGTTAATGAAACATCATTTATTTTTATTAATGAATTTGTAAGACCTGCATTATCAACTGGATCGCTTTGTACCCATATATGGTACCAATTATTAGCTGTGAATGTATAAGCTGTCGATGGATAAATTTGATAATCTCCAAAATTCATTTGAATTCTATCACTTGTTATTTGAACTCTACAACCAGTGACACCAGATGTAGCTAATGTACCCACACCAACAAGTGTTTTTGTAGAGTATGTACTGTGTTCATTTTGAAGTTTAATCCAGAACGATATCTTAAATCCTTCTAACTGTACAGCTTGATCATGATTTGTATTTTCAGAATAAGTACTGGATGTGTATAAACTAATAGCACCTTCAGTTGTATGATAATTTATTGTACCTGATATTGGTCCGTTTGTATACCAACGTGTCGCAGTACCACCTACACCTCTATTCCAAACGTTTACATTTGATACTAAACCTATTGAGTTGTTATTATCTTTAACAATTGAAGTTCTTGTATCGTATAAAATATTAAATGGGAATTTATCAATGCCAAGAGTATCATTTCCAGTGGAAAATCCTGCATTGAGACGTCTTCGAGTAAAACAATCACCTTCGATATCCAAAAGTGCCTTTACATTAGCTTGACCTCTTTCACTATTAAAAACCATTTCACCATTTAATTTAAAATTACCAACATTGTCCATTGTTAGTCTTGGAGTGTGATCGTAATCACCATCACCATTTAGGTAATTGTCTATTCTAAATTCATTTGCTTTTATACGAATCATGTCGCACATATCACCAGTACTCTTTTTCATAAAAATGAGTTCCGAATTACCTTGTAAATCTACGTCAGTGTTTAATTCGTCGTAATAAAAACTTCTATTTTCAATTTCTGTCATATGATATTCATTATCTTCGTATGTACCACCAAATGATATTCTTTTGGGTACATTATCATTTACGGCATTATCATTTGAACCTATACGTAAACTATCTGCAGCAATATACCCACTTGAAAGTGTATTACCTTGTATAATCTGAGTTAAAGGGAAATCGTAAAATCTAATTCTACCTTTATTACTATCTTGAGTTGGATCCGCTACCGCTACTAATGCACCGTTAGATATATGTATTCCAGAAGTTTCTGTAGATGTATTAAACGATATACCTTCTGTAACTTCATACCAACCTGTACCGTTAAAATCTGTTACCAATACTTTTCCGTTTCCAATATCGTTTTTTCTAGAACACGAAGTTGCTCGCGTACCTGCATAATCAAGAACAAATTCCTGACCTAGATGACTTTTACTTTCACCTACTAACGGTGATTTACCGATAACCCATGTATTACTATATTTATTATATTCCCAACCTTCTATTTTACCACTAGAAAAAGCATCTTTACCAGCTTTTGCGTAGTGAGGGGAACCTGCCATAACTTTAGACCCATCAATTGACATTTGTACTTTTTTACCACATGCAGGAAAACCCCATGAGTGCGAGGGTTCAGATGTTCTTGGCATAGTATCAGTATCATCTGCTGTATCACCTCTTATAACTGGTCCATATTGCGTTACACTAGAGTGTGTTCTCCAATCAGATAAAACGTTATCCGTTTTGTAACATACTACATGTCCTAATGCAGCTGTATCGAAAGGGCGTGTGTGGGTTACCGCTTGCTCCCCTGAACGATAAAAAGTTGATGGTTGAGTATTATTTGTATAATATACATTAGATACATCTAAACCTATAGTACCAGGTATTATTTCACCGGGTGCACCTACTGCTAAATAATTTCCGTATCCAGATAAAGATACACTGTGACCATATCTTGGTGATCCTTTATATGATGTTTCATCTATATATAAAAGTGTTTGTGTACCCGTAGCACCAGAATTTTCATAAATATAGTTTCTGAAAAGTGAAGTAGTCCATGTATTTGACCACGCGGCTGACCATGTATTACTTACTTTTTGAATAATACTTACACCGTTTTCACCTGGAGCACCTACAGCAATATTATTACCTGTATCTTTGTTTATGGATACAGAAAATCCAAATTCTGAATTCAAGTTTCCAGAAATACTATTTGATACGTAACTTGACCAATTTTTAGAAATAGATGTATCTTCGTATATATAAATTTTATCATTACCCGGTGCACCCACACACAAAATATCACCATCCCATGTCGTATCTATTGAATAACCAAAATTATCATTAGAATTACCGTTTATTGTAGTTAATAAATTCCAATTAAAACCGTATGTACCCGAACTTTCGTATATTCTAATTAGACCAGTATTATTGTTATAAGAGTTTGAAGATATAAATACTTTATCATTTAAAAATGATAAACATACAGAACTTCCTAACCTTTCACTAGTATTAACACCAATTATATCATCTCTTGACACTGTACCTGGTACAGTTACAGCCATTTAATTATTACACACATTTAATTATTTGTGATATCTATTTAACTCAATACTATACCACTTGTAGGTGGTCTTTCTGCAACAACAATACTACCTTTTGTGTTTAATGAACGAACAGTTATTTGATCTGCTAATATCTCTCCACCAACCGGTACGGTTAACTTTTTAATTATATAAAGTTCATCATTAAAATATGCATTACCTCTTAATATTAGAACGTCACCACCTGATGTGGAATTAATAACACTAAACACTTCACCTATATCAAGTGTGTTTGTAGGTGTTGTGTTTGCAATACCCACATTACCATCAGTAACAAAAGATATGGACGTGTTCGTGAACTGAACCGTATTAGACGTCGTATTACCTGTATCGGTAACCTGTTGTAAATTTGGTTGATAAGGTGCAGACCATTCAAAGTCAGTACCACTACTGTTTACTGTTAATACATCACCAACCGTCGTACTTACAGGTAATTTTGTAAGTTGGTTTGTGTTTGTGCCAACGAGTAAATCACCTTGATTGTACGTATTGAAACCCGTTCCTCCGTATAAGTTCGATAAAACACCAGAGTCTATGTTACTTGCGTTAGAACTTGTTATACCCGTACCATCGCCGTAAATGTTTATTGCATTTACGTTTGATACGAATATATCACCACTCGAGTCTCTTGCAACGAGTTGGTTAGTAAAGTTTTGTACATTTGCTACTACGCGAAGGTTTGCATCTGTTATACCGGACCAAGGTCCACCTGTTATATAATCGTCCGTATATAAATTGGCTATGGTACCCGAGGCCGTAGAAGACGGGTTTTCCCACGTTGGTGCACCGCTTGTTCCGTTTGTTGTTAAAACATAGCCAACTGTACCAGGCGTAAGAGTTGTTAAAGACGTTGCAGTGTCTGCGTATAGTATATCACCAATACTATAACTTGTTAAACCAGTACCACCATGATCTACCGCTAAAGTTCCTAGACTTATGTTACTCGCGTTTGAATTCGTTATACCGGAACCATCGCCATTTAAAGAACCGTTAACGACCGTAAAATTATTTTGAACGAACAAGTTACCGTATACCTGTACCTTAAGTTCTTGGTTATCCATGTTTAAAACGTGGTTATCGGATGTAGTATTTTGTGTATACCCTAGTGATAGTTCATGCGTAGGTGGGTGGTATATTATACCCACGTTTGCGTACGTACCACTGTCATCATGTTCCATGATTATACCCGTATCGAGATCGTGAACGGCATTGTTTATACCTATACCAAAAATTCGATCTTCGATGACAACATTATTTGATGTGAAAACTGTAGTGTTACCAGCTAAAGTTAAATTACCACTTATTTCAGCTTCGGCAGCGTTTATTACATATTTACCAGATACCGGGTCGACGTACGTAGGTGCATTTTTCAAAAACCCATCCGTTCCAACCATGGTGAGGTGTTGTTTGTTTGGATCTATGAGACCGGCTATACTTACGTTACTACCTATCTTAATATTACTCGAAGTGACTAAAGATGTAGTCGTATTACTAAATTGAACTATATTGGTTGTCGTGTTTCCTGTATCGGTAACATCTTGTAACGTTTTTGTTTTGGTATCTAAAAGAGAAGGTTCGATTTTTTTGAGTTCGTTACCTGTACTGTTTACGTAAATATACGACGGTTGTGAAGTTACAATTTCTGCGTTTGGTATATCGTTTGATCTACCAACACCCGTAACAAGAATTTTACCTCCCGATTTAACACAAATACCAACGTTTTGAATCTTATCCGTATTTCCGAAAGGGGTCGTGTTCATCAACTCTCCTACAGCGGTATTACTTACGTAAAGTATTTCACCTACCTGAAAATTTGGGTCTAGTGAAGGCATGCTAAAAACGCCAAACGTGACGACGTGTCCGTTATCATTTTGGTTTATGCTATCGTCCATAACAACGCCAATGGCAGGCATTTTCGTAGAATCGGACGAATCTGCTTTGTGTACTATGGGTGTATTTCCACTTTCTCCGGAAACATAAACGATATCACCTTTTACGAGATTTTCTCCTGCTTGAACTTCGACGGATGTAAAGTCTATGTAATCGTCTATCCAGTTACCTGAATTGTACACGAGACTTTTATGGTCGTCTGGATCCGTTATTATGACGTTAGAGAGTTGGTCGAGTTTTACTAAGACGTTCGAATTGAGATCGGTCGTAAACGCGGTGTGTGCATTTATAAATCGAACTGTATTTGAAGTTACGTTACCTTTATCGGTAACTGTTTGTAAAGTACCTATCGCTGAACTCAAATTTATATTTGATAAACCACCACCGTCACCTACAAATATACCGGGTGATTGTAAAACAATATCTAAGGTGGCTACGTTACCATTTTCTAAAATATTTTGTAGATTTGAAGTAGTTTGATCACTACCTGATCCCTTGTACTTTTGTATGTTACGACCTGAATCACAACAGGGCATTCTTACAAATATGAGTGATTATTTTTAGGGTAAAATGAGGCATTTGCCTTTGTTAAAAACGTCTGATTCTTCTTCGTTTCTTACGCGTGGTATTTTAAAACCACCTTGTCTATACACTTTGAGGCGTTTATTATACATGGCGTGACAAATCGACCACTGATCGAAAATATCGTAAATGTGAGGGTTGTTCTTTTTACCGTGCGTTTCACGCATGATTCGTCCTATGGATTGAACTATATCTGACTTAGGGGTCGCAAGTATAACCGTATCGAGCGAAGGTATATCGAGACCTTCGTGTGCTTGACTAAACGTCGCAAATATGATTTGTTTTTTACTCGATTCGGTTAACTCGGCTTCTTTCATACCACCCATGTATAAACCCGACGTTTTCTTGAAACTTTGGTGAAGTACTTCACAATGGTGTCGACGATCGCTCAAGACGAGAACTTGGCGCGTTCCCTTAACAATATTTTTTATAAGGTTTAATATGACGATATTTCTTGTGCGATCTTCGGTAAGTTCTGTAATCATAGTTGCTAAGGATAGTTTACCGAACCGCGTACACGGTGGTGGATCTTGAAACCGTGTACACGTATACTCTATGGGAAAAACCTCGACTTGTTGTTGATTTTCGCGTTCGACGGCAAAGAATGTTGGTCCCATGAACCAGTGTAAAACCTTCGTGAGTCCATCTTTACGCGTTGGTGTTGCCGAAAGACCAAAAATGTGTTTGGGACACATTTTGAATAGGGATTGGGAAAACACTTTTGCGCATATATGGTGTGCTTCGTCCACAATCAAAGTCCCTATCGTATCGAAATCGTTAAACGAGTACTCTTTGAGTGACAAAGATTGAAGCATGGCAATGACAAAATCGCACTCCGTTTCTTTTTTGTCTTGTTGGACTATACCTATGGATGCACCGGGACAAAACTGTTGGATACGTTCACGCCACTGGTTCGCCAAGAACTCTTTGTGTACGACAATCATGGTTCGGTACCCAAGTTTACACGCTATAGCCAAGGATACGGTGGTTTTACCAAACCCACACGGAAGTGAAAGAACACCGTGTCCGGCTTTGAGTGCAGCCGCCAAAGCATCGTTTTGATGTGTTTCGTCGCGTAATTTTCCATTAAACTTGGTCGATATTTTAACTGGTTCGGGGCGACGATCTTCTTTTGCTTTACCAAACTTTTCTTCTCCGTAAAATCGGGGAACACATAGACCCGTTTTTGTTTTTCTGAATACCTTAAAGGGAGGCGGAGGAAATCCAAACTCTGTATTTACAACGGCGCGAACCGTGAGTTCGTTTTTGATTTCCTGTGTCTCGCCTGTGAGGTACCCTGAACGTGTGAGACTCATTTACTGATAATGGTTTCGTTTTTTTAATTAAGATTATTAAAGATAATTACACATAAAATTATATAAAATGACGGTTATGAAATTAGATGAAAATATCAAGAAAATGAGCGAAGAACTTGAGAAAATGAAAATAGAAACGTATAGATTAGAGGGTAGTTTGAAGATGTTGATGGCCATTAAGGAAGGTGGAATTAAAGAATTGGATTTACCAAACATCAAAGAAGAGGAAAAGGAAAAATAAAAGTGATCACGAGGTACTTTTGATATATTTTAAAACCCATGAATACCCACTGTGTTCGTGAGCATTCCAAACACCTTTAAATTGTATTTCAGTTTCTATGGTATCACCTTTTACAAGTGATTGTACTGGTTTATCACCTTCTACGTTACACATGACGCGACGGTACCTGAACGGAACTTTTACTTTTAAAACGTTACCTTCGAGCGGATCGTCGAGCTTATCTGGAAAGAGTATGACATCTGACCTGTTTATATGTAGAGCGAGTACACGTTCTTTAAATTTATCGGGTACGGTAATCCTAATATACTTTTTTTCATTGTATTCATACATTGGTTCATAAACAACGGCTTTAACTGAATACAACATTCAATCTTATATATATCAATACGAGCACCAAAACTATAAGTATGAATAGTATGTGCGATGTTAATAACAATTGTTTTGGTTTTCTCGAACCATATTCTTTATGACAAAACGATCTACCTACTTCTACGGCGGATTCTAAACTTGCAAAGGGTGTGTTTCTTTCAGACATCATACCACAAAGAGCTACTTTAGAACATTCACCGTAAAAGGGGATTTGTCCTTTTAAACTTAGAACACCGGAAGATTGTTCGAAAACCCATTTACCATCTTTCCACGAAGAACCCCATGCTATTCTTATGTTTTTAGGTTTTGGTAGGTCCAGTTGTGATAAAACTCTCACTTTTAAAGTGTCTGGTTCTGTTGAAAGTATTTCTTCGGTTAAGTTACATATCACACACGATACGGTTTTTTTATCACTTAATACAACTGGTTGTATATTATATTCCGTTTCCATGATATACTCGATATCAGATTTGTTTAATTGTATTTCTTGGTCGTAATCTAAGAGTATGTTTATGCATTCATACACACTTTCTTTTATTTTATCGCGCGCATTTTTACCCCAATTGTCACCTATAAGTTCAATTGCTTTGTTGTTATCTATACACATCACGAGTATACCGTCGTTTAGTATATCACCATTGCTTAATTTTGCCAAATATTGATCTTTGCCATATTCAACACTTTCGAGTTCTGTTTTAAAAACAAACTTAACACCGCGTTGTTCGAGAACTTTTTGCATGGCGTCACACATGACTTTACCCGAAACTTTTTGTGTGTATTGCTTAGATGTTGCAACGTGATCAAAACTCTTGACGAATTCGTAAGCCGACATTTTATCCCACGTAACACCGTCCATGACGAGTGGAAAAGCTTGTATGAGTTTTTTGCCTGTTTCTGATAATTCACCTAAAGCGTCTTTGAGTGTTATACTTTTATATTTCGAAGGTTGTGTTAAAACTCTAAAAGATAAGCTTAACAGCGTTATGTAATCTTTCGATTTGAGATATTTGAATAATATACTATAAAGTTTAGAATCAACCTTTTCAAAAAAATCATCCCAATGTATACTCATTTCTTTGAATAAACTATCCGTGTTTACGAATGCATTATCAAAAACTATTCTGTGTGCATGCAGATCTCTTTCTTTTAAAGAAGGTTCCCACCAAGACCCTCCTGCTGATTTTTTCCTGTCGTATATTATAATTTCGTGATTTGTCATGTTGAGAGTTTCCCAAGCGACCGACATACCTGTTGGTCCTGCACCTACGATATGAACTCGCATTTATATAAACATACAATTATTATTTGGGAAGGTACAGCATATCTTTAGTGAGATGGTACGTTATTAAAAGTAAGAACGAGAGTAGTGTTTGTGAATCTAAATATTCTATACCCATAATGAGTAAGAACGTGTTCAGAAGAACGTGCATAGGAAACGGTTTTTCGGGTCCGTATCTCGTATAGAATCCATAAGTTGCACCACCGGAAATCATGAGTGCGTTCATAAGTGTGCTGTACGATGGTGTGTATAGAAACCATGCCGTGTATAAAATAGCTACGTAGGATATAAATATAGAACGTCTAAAAAACTCTTTTGTGGAATTGACTATACGTAACGGTTTCTTTTCTATGAATCTTGATTCCCAGTGTGGACCAAGTATGAGATAAGACATATACAAAATTATAAATATTTGCCACATCACTTTACTTTATTTATTAGGAGATTTATTTAAAGAAATATAATGTCATCTATAATAAGATGGTGGTGGCATGTCTCGCTAAAAATACACCCATACGAATATTACCACAAAGACAAAAACAAAAGACGTGGAAATTTGCGGCTGAATTTTTATGGAAAAGGCAGTTTGAAAAGGATCAGGTTAAGTTTGGGAAATGGACGAAAGACCAACTCGTCGAGTTAGGACCAACGTTTATAAAGTTGGGACAAATAGCATCGACTCGCGCTGATTTATACCCTATCGAGTTTATTACTCAATTGGAATCTTTACAAGATAACGTACCTCCTATCGATAAAGATTCTATAGAAAACATAATTAAGGATCACGTAGATTCAAAAGTTTTTGAGAGTTTTGATTACGAACCGTTTAAATCGGCAAGTATAGGTCAAGTACATAGGGCGGTTTTAAAAAATGGTCGTGAGGTCGTTGTAAAACTTAAACGACCTGATATATACAATATAATGAAACGTGATACGGACGACGTTAAGGATATTGTAAACTTACTCGAAAAAGTGGGCGTTGATACGGGTACAACTTCAGGGTATGTTCTCGATGAGTCTATAGATTACCTTCTCGCCGAAACCGATTACAATAAGGAAATAGATAACGCCATAAAGTTTCGTAAATCGTTCAAAAAGGTAAAGTGGATTAAAGTACCAAAAGTTTACCGAGAATTGTCTAATAATGATATGATCGTGATGGAATACGTCGAGTCCGAAAAACTTGCAGAGATAACGGATCCAAAAGTGAATGGTAAAAAGGTATGCGAAGCGCTCATAAACTCCTACGTGATTCAAACTATGGATTACGGGTTTTTCCACGCTGATCCACACCCAGGTAATTTGGGGTTTTCTAAGGAAGGTAAACTCGTATTTTACGATTTCGGACTCGTTATTGAACTTACGGAAGAGGTAAAAGAAGGGTTCCAGAAGATGTTCATATACATAATAAACAAGGATACGAAAGGTATAGTTGATACTTTGATAGATTTAAAAGTTATTTTACCAACAACGTCTGATACATCGGATATAGAACTTTTTTTCAAAACAACTTTGAACTACCTCGAAACGCTCGACGGTAAGAATTTGAGAAACGATATCATGCAGGACGAGCTTTTAATGTCATTAGCACAGAAGAAACCGTTTATTATACCTACATCTTTCATATACCTCGCAAAAGCGTTCTCTACTGTAGAAGGAACGTGCGTGAACTTGGACCCTAAATTTACGTATTTTGATTACCTCGAACCCCTTATTAGAGAACAGGTTTCGGATGTTATAGATATAGGCGACATGTTTTCGACCTCGATGGAAATGCCTAATAGGGTAAGGAATATAAGTACAGCTGTTCTCGGTTTGGAGAAATCGAGAGCATCTATGAAAAGAAGTATAGAACGTTCTAGAATCGAGTCTAGGTACGTTCAGTATAGCATTTTATCGGCTGTTTTTGCTGGTAATATGTTAGTTCACGATAACCAATCGGCGTTCGTGCTACTCTCTTTATTGAGTTTAGACCTCGTTATTAGGGCTTCTCGTAAAAATCAATAGCGGTGGATTCCGGGGACGATGTAGACGAAGTAGCTTTTTCGGTAAAGAATTCCTTGTGTTTTTCGAATAAGTTTTTTGTTCGTTCAATCTCGTCTTTACCAATTTCCTTAATTTTTTCGGAAACGTTTTTGAGTTGTTCTTGTCTTTGTTTACGAAGTTTCTTCCCAAACTTCTTAAACTTTTTTTGTGTTGATGCAAAATTAGCTGAAACTGTTGATAATGAAAACATTTTATTTATTCTTACTTACTCTTTACTGACATTTTTATCGAGCCCCAAAAGTTTCATTTTCTCCTCGAATTCTCGGCGTTCACCGGGTGACTCTATAGGTGTACCGTTTGCGATAGCCTCTATTTCCGGTCCAGAAAGTTGGATTGAGTTCATTCTAAAGTCTACGAACGCTTTCATGGTAATAGGTACGAGTGGTTTTATGATTTCGTAAATGGCTTCGGCGTACTCCCTTATTTCCTTTTGTGCGTGGTGATCCATTCTGAGACGGAGGTAGTGCATGAGATTATGGAGATCGATTTTCCAGTAGAATTCCGTATACGTAGATTGTGTGAGTGCACCCCTGGCCTGTTCCCTACAACACCCGTCCTCGAGTAACTTTTTATACAATTCGTACGAGGTATCGAAGTGTTTGTTGAACGTTTCTGCATCTTCCTCGGGTATTTCGACCGAACCTTCTGAACCTTGGTGGTTAGTCTTGGATTGTGTGCGTAGAGTTTCGGGTTTATAGTGATCATCTTTGACGACCGAGTACCTCGCCGAGTACTCGTTAACACTTGCCATTCTGTGTCGCATGTGTTGGCGCGCGATATACATCGGCATTTTAATGTGAAACTTGAATTCAACCATTTCGAACGGTGTGTTATGCCAATGTCGCATTAAATATCGAATAAGACCAGCATCACCTCGAGTTGTTTTCGTTCCGTCACCGTAAGAGACGCGAGCGGCTTGAACAATTGCTGAATCGAGTTCCTTTTGTGGCATGTGATCCACGAGCCTAACAAAACCATGATCGAGTACTTTTTTCTCCATTTAGTATAAGTACGAACACAATCTTTAAGATGTTATCCGATAGTGACATTCGTAAAAAGATAACGCAACTTCGTAAGAGTGAAGGTAAAATATATGCACCGTTAAAATATTTCAGGGGACTGAACACTCTTAAGAACGTCGAGACGCGTTACATAAAGATGTTAAAGCGTGATTATAAACCGTTCAAAACCGATAAGAACGTCGAAACGAAAACGTCGAGTTATACCTCAAAGTTCCGCAAAAAGTACCCCGGTGTAACGAAACTGAAAGATATTTCTAAAGTAACGGGTATACCTTTAAAAACCTTAAAAACAGTATACGACCGCGGGTTAGCCGCGTGGCGTACGGGACACCGTCCGGGTGCTTCTGCACAAGCGTGGGCGTATGCGCGGGTACACAGTTTCGTCATGAAAGGGAAGACGTATTATACGACGGATAAGAATTTGAGGTAGTTGTAAACGAATTAACTAATTTATACACTACGAGTGAAATAACTGGTACAGAAACCGCGTTACCCGCCAGTTTGTAAAGTGCACTATCCGACATTTTTGGAAATTTATATACGGAAGGGAACCCTTGTAAATTGAAACATTCTCTGGGTGTCAATTTACGAATACCACGGGTATCTTTTATTATAGGTACATTGTGTCCACCACTACCCATATTAGCGGTTAGGGTAGGACAACAATTGCTTTTATTTTCTCTAATATAGTATCGTCTATACTGATAAATTACATTTTCACTTATATTCTTTGTTACATCCTTTGCGATTTGAGGGAACACTTTTAATTTATCCGTGTAATAGTACTTATCGTCAATTTCTTTTTCAATGAAATCTGTGATACACTTTCTTTCAGTTACACCAAAATCAAAGTCGAACGCATCGTACGCATTCTTATCCCTAAACCCTACGATATAAATACGTTCTCTATGTTGAGGTATTGGTGTAATTTTAGCCGTATCCAAAATCTTGTATTTGATCATATATCCACACTTTTCAAGAAACTCTTTTATAACCTTGAACGTGTTACCCTTATCGTGTGAAGTGAGATTTTTCACATTTTCAAGAATGATTGTTTCTGGTTTATGGTATTCGAGTATTTCTATAATCTTCCAAAAAACATTGGATCTAACATCATCGAATCCTTTTTTGTCACCGGCAATACTAAACGGTTGACATGGAAATCCACTACACAATAGATCGTGTGAAGGTATTGTTTTGACATCTATATCCATAATATCACCCAATTTAAATGCCCCATTTTCGTGATTCATGTTGTAAATATCTTGGGAAGATTCCATAATATCGTTTGCGTATACACATTTGTATTTTCCACTTGATTCAAGGGCGATGGAAAACGCTCCGGTTCCAGCGCATAAATCAATAAACTTCTTCATGCATATCATATATACACGTTTAATCTTTAATAAAGTCTCTGATATCTCCTTCCCATATGAGTTGACAATTACTATTCAATTGTGACAATATATCATCAAATTTTAGTCGGGGTCTTCTTCCAACTAAAGCCTGATCCGCAAAAGTCTCGGTTTTGTTTACTTTTAAATTTTTCCATTCTTCGGATACGTTTGATAATGGAATTTCATACAATTTGAACTTGTATTCTTGATAATTTAAACCATCAAGAAAATAAATTATGTCCCATTTTTCTTTTGGACCGAACGAACATGGACCGTTTGATGTAAAGCATTTGAATTCAAGTTTTTTGATTCCGGTGTATTCTATAGATACTTTTACTTTTGTTTTCAGGTATTTCAATTTTACTTTAAAATCATTGGCTGGTATGTAACCATCACCCGAAACAGGTGCCCCTATATTTTTACACCATTTTGCGTCTATTTCTTTTTTATTTCTAAGTATATGTACTACAATATTTTCAGATAGTTCTTGTGGCAGATTCATACTCCGACCCCCAAAAATTTTTTGCATGTATTTTTGGTAGTCGATTGTGAGTTTTAGCCCACATAAAATATCACTTATAGTATACATAATTTATAGTAATAATAATACGACTTACTTAGGTTAAACAAGTTCATTAATTAAATCGTCTATACTTCTATAGTACCTTTTCAGGTCTTTCATGAACCGTTTACTCTTTTCGAGATCTTCGTCGACCTTTTTATTTTTATAAATGTAAGCTAAATTTGATTTAGAGTACCGCGTCCGTTTTTGGTTCTCGTTTGGTTTTCTCGGAACGAGTTTTTTACTCTTTTTCAAAACTTTTTGCATGGGCTCGACGCGTTTCGTAAAACTAATGGCTTGCATGACGGTATCTGCGAGATCGTCTTTCTTTTTCGAGGCGTTAAAAATAGGGATCCAGTGTGCGTTAACGGTATTGTTCCATATGAATTGTTCACACCTTTGTATGGACGCCTTTTTACGTTTCGTATACATGGCTTTACCCGGACCTGCAAAATCGGGTATTTTGAACCT